TGCCTCGCTCGCGCAAAGTGTGAGCTGTGCGGGCGCTGTGCTAGGTGCGCTGAGCCGCGCCGCCGTACATGAAAACATTGGATGGGTTGCCCCTTTCAATATGACTGATGGTAAAGAGCTGGCAGAGCCTGCCTTTTCTAATGGAAATTTGATCAAGGATCAGAGTATCGGGCTGCTCGAAGATCTTGAAACCAAGGGCTATATCTTCTTGCGCAGGCATATTGCTATAGGCGGGAGCTATCTCAACTATAGTCATACTGCCACTGCGGCGACCAGTGATTTTGCAACCCTGGAGAATAACCGAACGATGGATAAGGCCGTGCGCGGTATTCGCACGTTTTTGCTTCCTCAGCTTAATGCACCGCTCTATGTTGACGAGGAAGGCAAACTTAGCCTAGAGACGATCAACTACTTTGAATCTTTGACAGCACGAGATCTCGAAGATATGCAGAAAAGCGGCGAGGTAAGTGCCTATGGGGTCTACATCGATCCAGATCAAGAGGTACTAAGTACCTCGAAACTGATTGTTAATGCCCGCGTTGTGCCTGTTGGTGTAGCCAAACAGATCGAGGTAAACATTGGCTTTGCTATCAGTATTAACTAAGACCGCTGACGAATTTTTTATAAAACGCTTAAATAGATTGATATGGCCACCCCTTTAATAAACGGCGAAGCATATAACTGGAGTCAGATCGCCCTGGTGATTGTGGGGGTTCGCGGTGCTGGGATCACCGCGATCAGTTATTCCGATGAGCAGGCAATGGAGGATTACTTTGGCGCAGGCACGCGGCCCGTAAGCCGTGGCTATGGTAATATTACCAGTCAGGGCAGTATTACGCTGTATGCCGAAGAGGTGGAACGTCTCCAGGACGTTGCACCAAACGGGCGGATCCAGGATATTGCAGAATTTGATATTCCAGTGACATTTATTCCCAAAAACGGTATTCCGCGGACCCACACCCTGCGTAATTGCCGCTTCAAAAATAATGGGCGCGATGTCAGTCAGGGCGATATGAGTATTGAGGTAGAGCTACCTTTACAAGTAAGCCATATTGAGTGGAACGCATAGGATATGACACGCATGGGGAGGTGCCTCCGAAAGCGGGCGACCTCCCCTCATCCTAACCCTACAGTATAACAAAGACTATCATGAAAAAGACCGCAACAGAATCCCGTACCACTGTCCCTCGCCTTAGTTCGGAGCAGATCAGTCAGCTAAAAAAGCAGCATGGCGAGCCGCTCATTGAGGTGTCCATCCCAGGCCGAAGGGCAGATGAACCCACTGTGATAGCATATTTTAGAAAGCCAACCCGGCGAGAGCTTGCCGCCTCGCTAAGCCAACTAGAACGCGATCCTTTTGGTGCCAATGAAATGCTGATGCGCAGCTGTATTGTCTCAGCGCATAGTGATATGGCCATCATCGAAGATGACGCGCTCTTTATGGCGGCCATGCCCCACATGCAGGCGCTTATAGAGCAAAGGGATTCCAGCGTAAAAAAGCTCTAAGCAGTTGGGCTGTTGACGAGCGGAAGGGACATGACGAACTCCGTAAGATCAACACCTTGCTGCCCATCTATTTCCACCTTGATCCCGACACCCTCAGTGATGAGGCATATGCCCAGCGCTGGGCTGAACTTCAATGGTATCTTAAGTTTTCTAACCCGCAACCACTATAATGCCTGGCCGCTATTCCTATCTGCTTGATATTAAGGACCGTATGAGCGGTCCCTTTAAGCGCATTGCCAAAACGGGGACCGAATCGCTCAAACGCATTGACAAGCAAAGTAGCGCTACAGGCGTGGGTCTCAAAAAACTGGGCGGGATACTTGCTGCCACGTTTGCCGTGGGGCAACTGCGGGCCTGGTCAGAAGAAAATGAGCGCCTGTTTGACATTCAAGAAAAGTCAGAGGCCAAGCTCAAGGCAATTTTAAAGACCACACAGGGCATTTCGGGCCAGTCTTTTGAGGGGCTGCGCAAACAAGCCGCTGCATTGCAAAGCGTAACACTTTTTGGCGACGAGGCCACGATTGAGATGCAGGCGCTGTTGGCCACCTTTAAAAATATTCGGGGTGAAGTCTTCACACAAACAATCCCGCTTATCCAGGACATGGCCACCGTGCTGAATACGGACTTGAAGGGAGCTTCTATACAGGTGGGTAAGGCGCTTAATGACCCGGCAAAAGGCTTGAGTGCATTGAGTGAAGCCGGAATTACCTTTACAACACAACAGGCAAATACGATCAAGACCCTCCAAGAGTCAGGGAGGGTAGCCGACGCCCAGCGCATTATATTGGCCGAACTGCGTAGTGAGTTTGGTGGCGCTGCCCAGGCAGCGGCAAGGGCAGGGGGCGGACCGTTACAACAATTCTCAAATGCCGTTGGTGATTTGCGCGAGCGTTTCGGCGGCGTAACGAATGAGCTAAAAACAAAGCTGCTTCCAGCAGGCTATGCCTTTATCGGTTTCCTTGATCGCTCGCTTAGCTTTATGAAACATAATAAAGAGCTTATACTGGGGCTAGTTGCTGGAATAGGAGCAATTGCCACGGCGTTGGGCCTATGGCGGCTTGCCCAGATCGGTGTAAACATCGCCATGGCGCCCAATCCTATAGGTCTCGTCATTCTAGGGCTGGGCGCACTGGTAGCTGCTATCGTATATGCCTGGGTTCGTTTTGAGAAGTTTAGAGCCACTGTGAAAGGGCTTTGGGCAGCAATGAAAGCCTGGGTTCGAGGGATTAAAAACAGTGTATTGGCAGTATTGGGTGGCTTAGGGAATATTATGGTAGGCATATTTACCTTTGATCTGGACCGTATCAAGGCAGGCTTTAAACAGGCCAAGGGGGCCATGCAGCAACAAGGCGCGGAAACGGTGCAGGCATTTAAATCTGCATGGGACAATGAGCTGGCTAAAAAACCGCCTACCAACCCGCTTAAAGCCCTATCAAGGCAAGCGTCTAGCGGGCGGGCAGCGCCGGGCAATGGGGTAGCGGGTGCCGGGCTTACCATGCCGCAGGCCGCTACTCCTGTAAGGCAGGCTGCTGCCACTGGTGGTTCGGTAGCATCCTTGCAAGGCGATATAAGGGCATCTCGAAACCTTACTATCTCAATCAATAAGCTCATTGAGACCTTTCACATACAGACGGATTCGATCAAAGAAAGCCCTGCGCAAATTAAGGGGTTGGTCACGCCGGCGCTTTTGCAGGCAATTAATAATGGGAACCTTGTGTTTGATTAATGGCAAATCAACGATTTATCATATCATCCTTTGGCCTTGAGGCGCTCAGGCTCTCAAGTTTTGAGCAGTTGCCTGAGCCTGCTAGGCGGGAGCCTGTTGCCACCAGCCTGCTCGGCACGCCTGTATATACCAATATAGTTATTCGTCCAGGGAGCTATGTAAATCCGAGCGGTGAAACGATAAGCTATAACGGCATGACACTAAATGGTATTGTTGCCGCTGTGAGTCAGTCCAAGAATATCATCACGACAGCTGTTCAAGGAAGGGCAGGAACAATCAAAGAATACATCGCCGAGGGCGATTCCCAGGTTGGCCTTCAAGGGGTGATCGCAAGCCCAGAGGCTTCGCGCTATCCACAAGCCGAGATCGAAAATTTGGTTCAGATACTCCAGGCCCCAACCAGTATTGCGGTTGTCAGTGAGTTTTTACAACTTTTTGGGATCACTGACTTGGTTATTGCCTCCTATAGCTTACCTCAAACGAAAGGTTATGAAAACATTCAGCAATTCCAAATCGATTGCCTTAGTGACACTCCTATTGAGCTACTCCTTTCACGTGATGAAAACCCTTGATACCCATATCACTATTGGTCAATATACCTTTACGTTTGTCGTTGAGACAGAGGTGGAAAGCGGCTTTGAGTTGCTTGCAGACACGGCGACGCTGACCCTGCCCCGAAGGCTTCAATTCAAGGGAAAGGCTATCGCACAGGGCGAAAGTCTCTTTCGCAGGGGGGACCCTGGTAGGGTTAAGCACGGATATGATCGCAGACTTGATACCATTTTTGAGGGATATCTCAGCCGTATTTTCCCAGGGGTTCCACTACGTTTTGAGGCTCAGGACGCTATGTGGCTCCTTAAGCAGCGCGCTGTAACCCAAAGTTATAAGCAGGTGAGTTTACAGCAAGTGTTGGGCGATATTTGCCCCATTCCCTTCTTGGCCGATGATGTGGAGCTTGGGCAGTTTCGTATCTCTAATGCTACCGTGGCGCAAGTACTCGATGAACTTCGGCAGCGTTATGGCCTCTATGCTTATATACGTCAGGGGAGCCTCATTGCTGGGCTGCCTTATCAAGGTGATCCCGGCGACCCTCTCATGTTTGACTTTGAGCAAAATATTATTGATGACGAGCTTGAGTACCTACGCGCCGACAGCATTGCTATTAAGGTCCGGGCAATCAGTATGCAGCCTGAGAACTCAAAAATAACAGTTGAATTGGGTGATGATGAGGGTGATCTCAGAACGCTTTATTTTTATAATCTCAATCAAGAGCAGTTGCTTGAGGCCGCTCAGCGCACAATGGATCGGCTTAAGGTCGAGGGCTACCGAGGAAGCTTTACAACATTTGGTCAACCCCATGTCAGGCATGGCAACCTCGTTCATATTAATGACCCGCAATACCCCGATAGGCGGGGAACCTACTTTGTCAAAAAGGTAATCACCCGCTGCGGCCTAAGCGGATATAGACAACACATTTATCTCGATACGAAACATGCTTAAAAAGGCAATAAAGGATGCGGTCTTTGCATCAGAAGAAATCTACAGCGTGGCCTGCAAGGTCATAGCTGTAGATACTTCTGTCAAT